CTGGATTGTTTGTTGTTGCATCTAATATTTTTGTTGCTACTGTAAATCCACCACCCTCTACAGATTGTCTTATTAAACTTGAACCTGTTGAGCCATATATCGCTGTACCATATTGTGAATCTGATAAACCATACTCAGCTATGTTACCTGTTCTTGCTAATGTGTATGCAGATGGTTGTGGTACTTCATCATCTCCAAAATCATATATTAATAAAAAGCTAGATGCGATTGTTCCCGATGGGTCTATATTCCATAATACCCTTTGAAAATTTTTTCTTAATCCTGGGTCTCCCATTGTCATATCTGGAGAACGATAGATACCACTTATACTGTCTGTAGAACTAGCTCTAGTAAATACATTGCCAGATTCTTGTGTATAAATAAATCCATCGTATCCGCCATTTATAATTGTTTCAGACCCAGATATAAATCCAGAATCACATGCAGATACTTTTAATCCTTTCATATCAGCATACTCAAATCCTAATTGCTCTGTGTTTGGATTTGCTTTAATTACTGCTAATAACCCTTGTGCCGCATTTTCTGTTTGTGCAGTCCCAGTGGGAAAAAATATTCTGTATTGTGACTTACTTCTTATTACCAAAGAATTAATATTATGTGTGGTTATAGTATTAATTCTTTGTTGTATTTGTTTTGATACAGTTCCTAATTCTACGTCACCAATTCTTTCTGTACCTGCAATAGTTCTTAAACCATCGGGTGCTAAAAATATAACGTCACCTGCAAGTTCCTGTATACTTCTACCATCTATACATCCTATCTTTCTAGTTACTGCAGTTACAACAAAATCACTTCTTGATGTTCCAGATATTTTAAATATTTTATCTTGGCCAAATACAAATAAATCATCACGGAAAACTTTAAGTCCTACTATCTCTGTATCTACTTTTATTGTTCCACCACCACTACCAGTAGTAAAACTATTAGTTTCAAATGGCCCCATAAAACTAAGTTCTTGTACATTAGAACTATGTCCTGCAAAGAATATGTGATTCTTAAATACTTCTACAAATTTAAAATTAGATGTACCAGTAGCATTTACTACACTTGTGCTAAAAGAAGTATTTAATATTTGTGGGTTTGATGTTCCTGTTGTAATAATAATTTTATCAGTACCATCAAAGTTAAATAATCTATGTTCGTAGTTTTGTGTTGGTGTACCTAAACCTGTTATTGTAGATGTCCAACTACCAGAACCAGAACTAGCTCTATGTATACTACCACCTCTACCTGCTAAAACTACATCATTAAATATAGCAGTAAATACAACTCTCTCTGTAGATGCAGAAACTTGTGGGCAAATATTACTATTATATTTAGTAGTCCCTAAAACTTTTTTATAGCCACCTTCAATGTCTGGTTCAAAGTTTACTAACTGTAACGCCTCTCCTGGTGACATAGAAAACACATCTTTGTTTAGTGTTAATCCTCCACCTAGACTTACAACAGCAGGTCTTAGTTGTGAAGTATCTGGCATTAGTAAGTAAATACAGGATTAGTTACTGCACCCCTAGACGACATCTCTACATTAACTCTTGTATCTTTCATGTAGTCTTGTCTATTCAAAGATTCTATTCTAATTCTTTTTACTCCATCTTCATATTCTGCGTTTGCAATATTTGCTGATGGTATATCTGACCTTAATTTATATGCATAATATTTTGCTCTGTTTACAATAGTATCAGAATATATATCTGGTAAATCTAAAGTATCAGTAGCTGATGATAATTCTGTGTGTGATTTGTAGTATTGATAATTTACTTGGTATGTATCTCTATCTGGAATAGGGCTAATACCAAAACCTAAATTATCATTTGTTCTATATACTGATTGTGGTTTTGCATAATGGTCACTACTATTTACTTTGTCTCTATGTATAATACCTTGTAAGTAATTTTCATAACTTACATATTGTAATTTAGTTGGTAGTATATCTGATTCTGATACTCTAACAAAATCAACTAACATATTAGTTGCAGTTGTTGGATTATTTAAAGTTATAACTGTAGATTGAGATGTTGCTACAAATGTTTCATCTAGTATTTTACCTTGACCAAAATCTGATACTGTTAATGTTGCATTTAAATTAGTAGTATCTTCTGCAGATGTTCCAACTTGTATTTTAAACGCTTGTCCTGTTCCAACAGAATCTAAAGCTCTAACTTGTATTCTATATGTTTTATTTACGACAGTTGATATAGTTTGATGTGCCGCAAAATCATTTAATAATAATCTGCCATTACCTGTAGAACTATATGATGCAGAACCAGACCCTGCTATAGTAGTCCAGTTATTTATATTAGATGTAAACTCTCCGTTAGTTACTAACTCTTTTGGTATTAAATAAAAAGAATCAAAGTCAGCTTTTCTAAATGCAGTTGGAAAAGTATATTCTTGTTGTCCAGAATTTACATCTTGTGTTGTGCTAGTATACAACCAAGGCCATTCTACTTCTGCTGTGTATAAATCATTAACAGCTTTGTTAACAAAAGTTTTTACTGCAGTTTGTATTCCTCTACTAGAACTAAAAGTAGATGAGGTTAACTCAACTTCGTTTAGTTCTTGTAAAACATTATTTACTAATGTTAGATATGTTTTTGTCCCTGCCATTTTCTATAGTGCCCCTTAATATTATAGTCTCCAACTGTCTTATCTTTAATTCTAAATCTTCTATTTTTTTTGAACAAGCACATGCAGGTTCTGCAACTGCATCTATTACATGTTGTTGACCAGAACTAGCTTTTGTTCGTTTTCGTAAATCATGTACTGCCATATTATATTCCTAATTGTATTTGGTTAAATCCCTCTATAGGATATGCATCAACTTCAAAACATATTGAATTAAAGTGTGCATCATAATCTCCTTGGCTGTCAGCATAGGCCTTAAATTCCTCAACATACATTTCTGTAGATGTTAAACATGTGTCCATATCTGGATATAAATATCCTTGATACTTTACCGATGGCCAATTAGGCATCGAAGTAATTATTATTGCCATTGCTACTTTTATCATATTATATTTTAAAAGGGGGCACTATGGCCCCCATTATTATTATACTGCAGTGTCGTGTTGTGAATCTGTATTTCTGTCAGTTTCATCAACTCCAGAAATATCACACATTACAGCCCATACACGGATTTTACCCGCAGTGGAGTCTGCACTTAACACTAGTACGTCTAGAGTATCTGCCGCCGCCGAAATATGTCTAGCAGTTGCGGTTAGTGTTGCATAACCAGTTGCGTTTGTGTCTCCATCTACATAGATGTCAACATCACCACCAGTAATACCTAAGTCTAATGTTACACTAGAAGATAATGCAGTCAATACTTCGATACCTGCTTCCATTACTAAAGTTTCTGCAGGAATATCTAATGCTTGAATTACATCATTCTGTGCCGCACCACTATCACCATTGATAGCAGATATGTCTATTGTATTCTCAACAAGATAAGGTCTTCTGCCTCTTGTTGGATGACCAGTCGTTCCGCCTGGCCCAGTTACATTATATGTTGCCATTTAGTCCTCCTAATCTATTTTTATATGTTCAGCAACTAGAGCAGTATCTCTCAATACTTTTCTACCAAACACATGCAAGCCTCTTACGACATCAGAGAATGAATCAGTGTCTCTAATAACTTCGATTTTTGCAATATGGTTAGCTGTTGCAGTGGATGACATATGTCCAGATAATACTTTAAAGAAGTTCGAAGTTGAACTTGCCGCAAAGTTATTGGTCATATATAATTCCATGTTCATTACTTTACCCTCGTAAACTTTACCATTTCTTAATGGTGCCGCATTACCAGTGGTATCGCTCATTAATTTTGAACTAGCTTGTCCCATTTGTTCATAAAATTCTGGTGAACCCAAGAACCATCTATTTTCTGGTACATCTTGAAGATTTAATAGTCTTGCGTGTTTAGAAATTATGTCTACTGGGTCTGTTTCACTAGAATCAAATCCTGTATCAACTCCAGAACCATCAGAACCAATTACATGGTCTGGTGAGCTACTGCTAGGCCCTGCAAACATTGCCGCAATTACGTTTTGGTCGTATGCGTTTTTTAGAGCATATGCACCAGAAGAAGTAGACACAGACTCAAAGTTAATATGAGAATGTCTTTCTTCGATGTCATCTACTTTAAAAGCAAATGCGTTTGCTTGGTCTACTGTCAGTTGCAGTTGGTCGTCTACAATTTCTTGTATATTCACTACTGCACCTCTAGTATATGAGCTAACAGAAACTACAGGTTCCTTGATGATATTTACTGTATCGCCAAAATTTTCAATTTCGCCTGCGTAGTCAGTGTTTGTAATTGCTTCTGCTACGGATGCTGTTCTGAAAAACTTTTGGACTTTTTGACTATAAATAATCGGACTAAAGTTACCATTAGGCAAATTATTATAGTTTGACGTTTTTGTAAATGCCATTTTAGTCTCCTAAAAGTTTGTTGTTAAAACACTCAAGCTAACCTTGTACTACTCTACCTTCTTTACGAGCAAGGTCTATTTCCTTCTCATACTTATCAAACTCAAAAGGTTTCATCTTTTGTATCTCAGATAACTTCCAAGTTTTCTTTTCAGTTTTCTGGTCTCCAGATTTAGTCTTTGTTACAGCTTTAGCCGCATCATTATTTTTAGATTTAGGTGCAGGTTTATCTGTCATACCTCTATCCATCTTATACAAATCTATTGCTCGTATAACTAGTTTAGAGTTATCAACATTATCGTATAGCCAACTTTGAATTGTACTATCCTGCGTTGAAGCCCAATCGTGAAAGTCTTGTGACTCTCTTAATGCAGAAAAATCTGGATGTGCTCTAGCTAACTCTACTTCTGCTTTCTGACGTAAAACTTCTGCTTGACGTTTTTCAAGTTCAGTAAGTTTGCTATTCACTTCTTTAGATTTTTCATCTGCTTGTTCATATGCTATTTGTTTAACAGCATCATAAACATCTGGATATTCTTTTCTCCATGCATCTAATTCTTCTTTAGACTTTGGAGGAACATA